TAAGCAGAAATGCCGAGTTTAATGTCCTAGAACCGATAACGGCAGGAAAAAGGAAGAATATGTTGATTGATAAAGAAGACGAGTCGCTAAGTGAGTTAGACATAGTTGAGGAACAAAATCAACTACCCCAAGCACCGACTATCGCTGAACTACCTGAGAAATACAGGCAAAAGAGTTTAGATGAAGTCATCAAAATGCACCAAGAGGCTGAAAAGTTAATTGGCAAGCAAGCGCAAGAGGTAGGTGAAGTTCGTAAACTTGCAGATGAACTCATAAAGCAGAACCTTAGTTCTAACAAACAACCTATTGAGCAAGATGAGCCTGAAGTAGATTTCTTTGAGAATCCGAAAGAGGCAATTCGTAAGACAGTTGATAGTCATCCTGATGTAGTAGCGGGTCGCCAAGCGGCTAACGACTTCAAAAAGATGCAGATTCAACAGAAGTTAGCGCAAAACCATCCTGATTTTGGGCAGATTGCACAAGATACGGACTTTCAGAATTGGGTGAAATCTTCACCTATTCGGTTAGGGTTATATGCGAGAGCAGATGGTGAGTTTGACTATGACAGTGCTAATGAGTTGTTATCGACTTACAAGCAACTAAAGGGTGTTAAGGCTAAACAGACTAGCGATGCGGGTGAAACCCAACGCAAGACTAACCTTAAAGCCGCCGCAGTTGATGTAGGTGGTACTGGAGAGAGTTCTAAGAGAGTTTATAGAAGGGCTGACCTTATTCGGCTGAAGATGACTGACCCGAACCGATACGAAGCCTTGTCTGACGAAATCATGCAAGCCTACGCTGAAGGTAGGGTTAAATAACTTAACTTATCGTTTTTTGGAGATTTAACATGGCTAATACAGCATTTTCCCCCACCAATTCGGTGACAGTAACAACCGCTGACAAATTCATCCCTGATATTTGGTCAGATGAAATCGTAGCGGCTTACAAAAAGAACCTAGTTTTAGCAAACTTGGTAATGAAGATGAACTTCAAGGGCAAGAAAGGTGACACTGTTCACATTCCTGCACCTACTCGTGGCACTGCTAATGCCAAAGTTGCTACTGATGCAGTTACTTTGATTGCCGCTACTGAGTCAGAAGTAACAATATCTATCAACAAGCACTATGAATATAGCCGCTTGATCGAAGATATTGTCGAGGCACAAGCCCTGAACTCTATGCGTAACTTCTACACATCAGACGCAGGTTATGCCTTGGCTCGTCAAGTCGATACAGACTTGGTGCAGTTGGGTCGTTCTGCAAATGGTGGTACAGCAGGAGCCGCCGCTTATGCCGCCGCCTACATTGGTGGTGATGGCACGACAGCGTATGTTGCCGCAAACAACAACGAGTCTGCTTTGACTGATGCGTCAATTCGCCGCACTATTCAGCGTTTGGATGACAACGATACTCCTATGGACAATCGTTTCTTCCTCATTCCTCCCTCAAGCCGTAACACATTGATGGGTCTTGCCCGTTATACAGAGCAGGCTTTTGTGGGTAATGGCAACGCTATCCGCACTGGTGAAATCGGTAACTTGTATGGTATCCCTGTGTTCACTTCTAGCAACGCTGATACGACTTCTGGTTCAGGAGCCGCCCGTGTTTGCTTGATGGGTCATAAGGACGCTATGGTTCTGGTTGAGCAAGTTGGCATCCGTTCACAAGTTCAATACAAGCAAGAATACCTTGCTACATTGTTCACTTCTGACACACTGTATGGTGTTGCCGCCTTGCGTAATGCCGCCACTGTTGGAGCCGCTAAGTCTTCAGCAATGTTTGCATTAGCAGTGCCAGCCTAATTGCAGTTGCGCCCCCTGCCCTAGTGGTGGGGGGACTTTTTTAAACTAATTAGGAGAAATTATTATGGCAACAGCAAGTGCAGTTGTGACTCGTAGAGGCAATGACAGTTTTCGGGGTTTATTCTCTGATACTTGGTCAGTTGTTTGTACTTTAAATGCTGGTTCATTAGTTGATGGTGCTGGTGAAACAGATGATGTAACAGTTCCAGGCGTTGCCTTGGGTGACATGGTTCTTTGTGCATCTTTGGCTGTGGATTTGGTTGGTTTGACTGTGACGGGTTATGTCTCAGCCGCCAATACTGTCAAATTCCGTATCCAAAACGAATCAGGTTCTACCGCAGACTTGGCATCAGCCACTATGGACATTATTATTGTCCGTATGGTTTAAAGATCGGGGGGCTTGTCCCCCCTTTCTTCATTAAGGATTTATATGGCTTTGTTCAGATGCAATCAATCAGGTAATGTTGTTGAGTTCAGACAGGACTACGACATTGTTGAGATGCGTAGACATCCCGAATACACAGAGGTTGATACTTCTGCTGTTGTGGAGGTTGAGAAGGTTGATGGAACAAGGCAGACGCTAACTTTGAAAAAACCTATGGGTAGACCCCGTAAGGAACAATTGTTATGAGTGATATTGATGCTAGAGATTTTGGCAAGTTAGAGGCACAGGTTGCCTCCTTGCAGGCCGAAGTTCACCAATTGGCTAACGATGTCAAGGCTCTCCTTGAGTTGGCAAACAAGTCAAAAGGTGGCTTTTGGATGGGTATGACCATCGCTTCTATGGCGGGTGGCGTAATTACATTTGTTGCTGGTAAGTTACTTAAATAAGGGGAAATCCTATGCCGATGGTTGGAAAAAAGAAGTTTGCCTACTCTGAAAAAGGCGAAAAAGAAGCAAAAGAATATGGCAAGAAAAAAGGTCTTCCTGTGACCATTATGGTTGCTGTTGGTAAGCCAAAAGGTATGCCTATGCGTGGTCAGCGCACTGCAACTAACATGATGAAGAAAACAGGGAGAGGCAAATGAGTTCATTATCTGCGGCAAGAACCCTATTAAGTGCTGTAACAGCAACTGGTGCTTCTACTGCCGTCCAAATTGATGGTGGTCAGCCCGTATTCATGCAAGTCTCTGGAATTACAAGTGCAACTGTTGTTTTGCAAGGTAGTCTAGATGGTAGTAATTGGGCAACCCTTGGTTCTGCTTTGACTGCTGATGGAATGGTTACTATTGCCAATGCACCTAAATATGTACGGGCAAACTGTACAGTTTATGTAACTGGCACTATCACGGCTAAGATTCTTTACTGATATGAAAAAGACCAAAGCACAAGCCAAGATTAGCAAAGTCATGCGTGAGTACAAGGCAGGTGATTTGCACTCAGGCAAGGGTGGTAAGGTTGTTAAGTCTCAGAAACAAGCCATAGCAATTGCCCTATCAGAGGCTGGTAAGGCGAAGAAGAAATGAAACAAGGACTTTATGCCAATATCAATGCCAAACAAGCAAGAATTAAGGCTGGCTCTGGTGAGCGTATGCGGAAAGTTGGTAGCAAAGGTGCGCCAACTGCCAAAGCGTTTATTGAGTCTGCTAAAACTGCAAAGAAACCAAAAAAGGTGAAGTGATGAAAACTCCCGCTTGGCAACGCTCCGAAGGTAAAAATCCTAAAGGAGGGTTGAACTCCAAGGGAAGATCATCTTATAATGCGGAAACTGGTGGTAATTTAAAAGCACCAGTAAAGTCGGGGGATAACCCTCGCAGAGCAAGTTTCTTGGCTCGTATGGCTGGCAACGATGGCCCTGAGTACAAGGATGGTAAACCGACAAGACTGCTTCTTTCGCTTAAAGCATGGGGTGCATCCTCAAAGGCTGACGCAAAGGCAAAGGCTAAGTCTATTTCTGAACGAAATAAGGCAAAAGCGAAATGAGAGCATTATCAGTTGGAGTTAGTCCCACAGCGGCAGTAGACACAACAGTGTATACCTGTCCTAGAGGCTATTACTCTAAATTTACTGTAATGTATATACACAATACAGGCGGGTCTACCAAGCATATAACTGTTCAATGGTTTGACGCAAGTGCTAATACCACTCTTGATATATTGACCCAATACGATTTCTCATCAAAAACCTATTTGCAGTTTGATGGCAATGCCTACATTGTGTTTGAAGAAGGTGATAAGTTAAAAATAACTACTCAGTCTGCAAGTTCATTCAGTTTTATAGCCACATTTGAAGAAGAAGGGTTGACTAGAGCATGACCTACCTAGAACTTGTAAACGATGTGTTAGTGCGCCTCAGAGAGCCTGTAGTCACCACTTTCAACGAAACCACCTATTCCACTTTGATTGGCAAATTTGTCAATGATGCAAAGCGTCAGATTGAGGATGCTTTTGCTTGGAATGTATTAGGTCAGACAATTACCCTGTCTACTACTTCTGGCACATATTCCTACTCTTTAACTGGTTCTGGTCAGAAGTTCCAAGTTCAAGATGTGATAAATGCAACAAGCAATGTTGGTATGAAGAATATCGACTTTGTTAGTATGAATCGGTATCAGAACTTCTCTACCCCTATAAATGGTATTCCATCGAATTACGCTTTTGATGGCGTAGATAGTAATGGCGATACTAAAGTAACTCTCTATCCCCGTCCTGATGGCGTGTATAGCATCCCATTTGCTTTAACTATCCCACAAGCCACTTTGACTGCTGATTCAACTGTGGTGAAAGTTCCTGATACTTTGGTGTCTCAAAATGCCTATGCTCGTGCTTTGGTTGAGCGTGGTGAAGATGGTGGACTGTCTTCTTCAGAGGCATATAACTTATATAGAGCAATGTTGTCTGACCACATAGCATTGGAAGGCACACGTTACCCTGAGAATCAGGAGTTTGTCTCTATATGACGCAAAGATTGCAGACCTTTAGTGTTCAAGCGCCAGGTTTCTTTGGGCTAAATACGCAAGACTCACCTCTTACTTTAGAGGCGGGATATGCGGCTATTGCCACAAACTGCGTGATTGACCAATATGGACGTATTGGCGCACGAAAAGGCTTCTCAAGGGTTAATTCATCCTCTGGCAACTTAGGTGCAAACGATATTAAAGTCATCCATGAGTTAGTGCAACTTGATGGAACGCTAACTGTATTGTTTGCTGGAAACAACAAGTTATTTAAGTTGGATGGCTCAAACGCTGTTGTAGAACTCACCTATGGGGGAGGGGGTACAGCCCCAACTATCACAGCAAGCAATTGGCAATGTGCTTCTTTAAATGGAATAACCTATTTCTTCCAATCTGGTTTTGATCCTTTGATCTATGACCCTGCCGTAAGTACAACTACTTATAGGCGTGTGTCTGAGAAGACGGGATATACAGGCACAGTTCCTTTGGGAAACATTGTGATCTCTGCTTTTGGTCGCTTGTGGGTGGCTGATACTACGGCAGACAATGTAACGATTAGTTTCTCTGACTTGTTGGCAGGGCATAACTGGACTGCTGGAACATCTGGAACTCTTGATGTTTCTAGGGTTTGGGCTAATGGTGCAGATCAGATCATGGGGTTGGGCGCACACAATAATTACTTGGTTATCTTTGGTAAACGTCAGATATTAGTCTATCAAGGGGCAACAACCCCTTCCACAATGTCATTGGCTGACACCATAGGCAACATTGGTTGTTTATCAAGGGATTCCATAGTTTCTACTGGTTCAGACATTGTTTTCTTGTCTAACTCAGGTGTGCGTAGTTTGATGCGTACTATTCAAGAGAAGTCTGCACCTTTGCGTGACTTGTCTAAGAATGTTCGTAATGATTTGATGAATTATGTTGCATCAGAGACATTGGCAAACATTAAGGCTGTTTATTCAGAAGTTAATGCTTTTTATCTTTTAACCCTTCCTGTTGCAAAACAAGTCTATGTATTTGATACAAAGGCTCAGTTACAGGATGGTTCATCAAGGGTAACAACTTGGGATTCTATTGAGCCAACTGCTCTTTTGTCTCGCAGAAATGGTGATTTACTGATTGGTAAGAATGGGTATGTTGGTAAGTATGGGACATATCTTGACCATGCTTCTACCTATCGTTTTCAGTATTACACAAACTATGCTGACCTTGGTGATCAGAACATTACATCAATCCTAAAGAAGATTTCGGTTGTTGTTATTGGTGGAACTAACCAAATATTGACAATCAAATGGTCTTATGACTTTTCAGGTCAATATTATGCAACGCAGGCGCAAATTCCTATTTCAACAATTGCAGAGTATGGAATTGCTGAATATGGTGCAAATGGTAGTCCAGTAGCATACTATTCAACAGGCATACAGATTGGAACTTTGATTGGTCAAGCGTCTGGATTTGGCAAGGTTGTGCAAACGGCTTATGAGATTGAAATCAATGGCTCGGCTATCAGTATCCAAAAGATTGAGATTCAGGCTAAAAACGGAAAACTTGGGTAAGGAATAAACATGGCAAATTACACGAAAACCACCAACTTTGCGGCTAAAGATGCGCTTGCGTCAGGCAATGCTTCCAAGGTTGTCAAAGGTACTGAAATCGACACAGAGTTTACTAATATCCAAACTGCTATTGCTTCAAAGGCAGATGGAACATTTACGAACTTCTCGTTTGTTGAAGCATCTAATGTCTTGTATATCTACAATATAGCAACGCCTGTGGCAAAGATTGATGCCTCTGGTAACTTGACTGTGATTGGCAACATTATTGCGAATGGATCAATGTAATGAAAGCATCAGAAATCATAAAAGCAGATGCGGTCAAACGCAAAATTGACCCTAATAGGGCGTTACTTGCTGTAAATCAGTCTGTCAAAAACAAGTCTGGTATTTTGATGCAAGAGAATGACTCTGTTCTTTTGGTGCGTAAGATTAACCCAACATCAGCAGAAATTCATTTGTTTACTGAAGACAATCCTACGACATTGGCTAGGGCTGTTATTGGCTTTGTCAGGAGAGGCAAGGCGTTAGGCATTAAGACTGTCTACGGGAAAGCAGATAACAAAGGAATTGTTGAACTGATGAAACGTCTTGGTTTGGATGTACAAGCATCTGACTTGCCACAGTACAACTGGAAGGCAAATATATGAGAAATAGTCTTGCTTTATTAGGTATACCAGACCTCCCCATTCGTGCGTTTCGCCATGTGGGAGACAGAAGAATTCAGCCCCAAGGTGGTGGTGGTGGAATTATTAACGAGATCATAGAAGCACCAGGCAATATTGTTGAAAGTGCATCAGAGACTTTGGCTGATGTTGATGACACAGTAAATCAAGAAATCCCAGGCGGTTGGGCAACTGTTATAAATGTTGCAACAGCAGGACAAGCGACTCCTTATGTATCAGCGGCTCAAGCGGCAGTTGCATTAGATAAAGGTGCAAGTCTTGAAGATGTTGCTAAAAACTATGCTATTAGCCAAGCCGCTGGTCAGGTTGGTGGTGCAGTAGGCGCAGAAACAGGCTCTACTTTAGCGGGCAATGTGGCTAGTGGAACTACTGGTGGATTATTGAGTGGCGCAACGCCAGAGCAAGCATTAACGGGTGGATTAACAAGTGGTGCAATAAGCCAAGTAACACCATCTACTTTATTAAGTTCTGGTGGAACTTCAGGACAAGGAACAACGGGAGCAAATAACATGGCAGTTGATGATTACACATATTATGGTGGCGGTGACGCTTTTGACACAACAAGTGGATTATTTTCGCCAACCACAATCCCTGCACAGGACATAACTGGTGGCGAGGGTTTCTACGATACAGGTAGTGCGCCTTATACCCAAGAACAAATTGATGCCCTAATTCCCCAAACTTATACAAGTGACCTTGGGACACCTTCTACTTTAGATGCGGCTACACAAGCATATCTTAGACGAGCATTATCGGCTGGTGGTAGTGCGGCTCAAAGCGCAATGAACTTCCTAAGTCAAAAGGGCATTGTTCAAGGCGGTTTGGGAACTGCCGCTAACTTAATGCAGTTGCAAGCGGATAGAGAAGCGGCACAGCAAGCACAAGCAAGAATAGGTCAAGCGACACAACAAGCGGTTGCTGGTTCACAGTTTAGACCCGTTGGAACAACTACTCGTTTTGGCACATCTCAGTTCCAAATTGACCCAACTACTGGTCAATTAACAAGTGCAGGGTATACAGCCGCACCTGAGATCACTTCTGCCCAAAATCGTTTATTGGGACTTGGTGCTAGTTATTTAGCGCAGTCTCCTGAAGAGGTTGCTCAACAATATATATCTAAGCAATATGACTTGCTTGATCCTAGCCGTCAAAGACAGTTGGCTGGCATTAGAAACCAACAATTCCAAACAGGTCGTGGTGGTTTGTCAGTAGGTTCAACTGGTTTGCGTCCAAGTGGCGCACAAGGTTTGATGGGTGCTAATCCTGAATTAGAAGCCTATTACAACGCTTTAGCACAACAAGATGCTCAGTTGGCGGCACAAGCACAACAAGCGGGTCAACAACAAGTTACCTTTGGTACAGGTTTGTTTGGTGAGGCTGGTAAGTTAGAGACTATGGCACAACAACCATTTACTCTAAGCCAAGGACTTGCCCAACAATCATCTGCGGCTGGTGCAAGGGCAGGTCAACTAGGTATACAAGGCAATGTTTATGGCAATGCCATAGGCTTGTCTGCGGCTAATACTACTAACCCATATGCAACAGTTCTTGGTGGATTAAGTAGTCCAACATCATTGTTGGCACAAGGTTTAGGGTCATACTTTGGCTCTACCGCACCAACAACAGGTGGAATAACAAGTCAAGGGATGATGTCACCAACAATAGACCCCTATGGTAACTATGTGCCGCTTGGCTACGCAAACTTTTAAGGAGTAATCATGGCAACAGATATCGTAGGTGGATTGTTTGGAATTACTCCTCAATCATATGAGAGACAGCAATATGAGCAATCATTAAGAGAAGGTCAATCATTTGGTACACCCCAAGGTCTTTATGCTTCTGCCGCACAACTAGGTCGTGGCATTGGTGGTGCTTTGGGTGCTGAAGACCCACAGTTAAAACTCATAAGCGCACGAAATGCTGTGATTCAAGGTATTGATTTAAATAATCCAGAAGCCCTACAAGCCGCATCTGCAAGACTTGCCCAAATTGGTGATATGCAAGGTGCTTATGGTTTAGCAGAGGTTGCTCAAAAACGTGCTGAATCTCAAGCAACTATTGGTTTGCGTGAAGCACAGGCTAAGAAAGCCAATGAATATCAGATGGCAACTACATCCTCTGAGCGTAATCGCAAGTTGATTTCAGAAGCAGATGTTGCTTTAAAAGAAGGTAGACCACTAAGTGCAACGCAAGAAAGTGCTTTGAGATATCAAGTTGCTCAAGAACTAAAGCCAAAAATATTCCGTGATAACACAACAGGCGAACTAACCACAATTGATCCGTTAAACATTGGTTTAGCCGCCCCGAATGTTGCTAAATACTTGAAACTTGCTGAGACAACAGGAACTGCTGGTGGTGTTACTACCATTCAAACTCCTGAATCTCAAGAAGCAAAGGTTTCTCAAGCAGAAGCCTTAAACGAATTGACTAGCCGAACGAAAGACATTAAGGATGTTATTGGTGAAACTAAAAAGTTGATTAGTGGCTACACAACAGGATATGGAAGTTTCTTATCTGTATTGCCATTAACAGAAGCAAAAACGCTTCAAAACAATTTAGATAGCATAAAAGCCAACTTGTCCTTGTCTCAACTTACTGCTTTGAAAGAGGCTAGTAAAACTGGTGCATCTGGTCTTGGACAAGTTACTCGTAATGAGTTTGAGGCTTTGCAAAGCACTATTGCCAAACTTGACCCACAATCTAAATCATTTGCGGATGATCTTGATAAAGTTGATAAAACATATACAAGGTTATTGAAACAACTTGAAAGTAAAACTGTAAGGGCAGAAGAGCGTGTTAAAGCAACGCAACCTAAGAAGCCTGAAGTGCCTGGACTTGCGCCATCTGATGTTGCTCCACAAAAAAGTAGGTTCTCTGGTTTGAATCCTGAGTTAAAAGCAGAAGAATCTGTAAGTGGTCAAACTAAAAAAGGTACTAAGTACCAAATCATGCAATAACGGAGTAAATAATGCCTAAATATCTTATTGAAGGTAAGACAGTTGTAACTGAAACTCCATTGTCTGAAGACGAAATAGATGAAATTGCATCATCTATTAAGCCATCTATGCCTGTTGCACAGCCTACACAACAGCCTTCTATGATGCAGGAATTGGGTCGTCAAGCGGGTCTGTTTGGTCGTGCGGCTTATGAAGGTTTAACTGCGCCTGCAACAGTTACTTTAGAGGGTTTGCGTAGTGCGTACAACCTTGGTGCAAATATAGTTGGTTCTGAAAGTAGATTGCCTTCTGTTGCTCAAGCCCAAAGTCAAATGTTAACCAAGGCTGGTTTGCCAGAGCCTCAAGGTATGCTTGAAAGAGCAGTTCAAACTGGTACGCAAGCAATGATGGGTACAGGCACAGTAGCGGCACTTGCTCCTAAAGTCCCTGCATTGGCGGCTAATCTTGCACAACAAATACCTGCATCTGGTATGGCTGGTTTAGTGGCTCAACCTGTGGCTGAAGCAACTAAAGAAGCAACTGTTGGCGTTCTTGGAGAAGCAGGAAGCGACTTTGCGGCTACGATTGCCGCTATGGGTGTTGGTGCAAAAGTAGGTGCAAAAACAGCAGATATTGCTGGCATGGCAACAGGTGGTAAAGCACCAAGACTCTACACAATGGACGAGGTTCGTCAAAATGCTACACGTTCATATAACGCTATGGAACAGGCTGGTGTTTATATCAAGCCAAAAAGTGTTCTTGGAATGGTTGATGACATTGAAGCAAATCTCAATTCAAATCAATATATTCCTCAAAATGATCCAAAGGTAGCCAATACATTATCAAAAATGCGAGATATTGTTGGCAATAGGTTTGTGTCTTTTCCTAAATTAGAGGAATTACGCAAAATGGCTAACAACTTGCGTAGCGATACTGACCCAAATACTAGACGGCTTGGCAATGTAATGATTGGCTCTGTGGACGAGTACATCACCAAATTAAATGGTAGCGATGTATTTGCAAGTACTGGAAAACTTGATGAGGCGGTTAAAAGCGTAATGTCTGCAAGAAAAGACTGGCGTAACCAAGGTCGTGCCGAGGTTCTTCAAGACGCACTTGATGTTGTTAATGCCAAACTTGCTGATCCAAAGGCTTCTGAGAGTGAGTTGATTCGCAGAGGGTTTATCAATATTGCGGCAAGCAAAAACAAAATGAACTTGTTTTCTGAGTCTGAGCAAAATGTGATTAAGTCTGTTGCAAAAGGCGGCTCACTTGATCCAGTATTGTCGTTTGTTGGACAATTTAGCCCACTTAGAGCAAAACTTGTTACTGGAGGAATAATGGGTGCGGTTGGCACACAAAGTCTTCCTACCGCATTAGGAATGGCTGGAGCAGGTCTAACGGCTGACACTCTACAAAGTGTAATGCGTAGAAGAGCGGCAAATTTGGCAGTTAAACAGATAGCATCTGGTGCTACTCCATCACAGCAACCTAACTTTGGCTATTCAGGCTTGCTAGGAACTACCTTGGCTAACCCACAGCCACAGGAGTAACCCATTGATCCTTTTTCTCTCCTCATGTTGGCACAAGGTGCAGTTGGCTTTATTAAGCAAGGCTGTGCAATGCTCCATGAGGGGCGAATGGAACTTGAAGGTGCTAAGAAGACAGTTGAAGGTGTCCTTGCAGATGTCAAGGCAATCAAGGGCATTTGGCAGTGGCTCATTGGCCTACTTAACCCAAAACCCAAGTCCAAATCAACAGAAGAAGCCCCCAAGCCTCTGGCGAAAGCGAAGGTTGCCGCTAAGAAGCAACAGTCTTATGAGGAGATGGAACTCTTACTCATTAAGGACATTGGTGAGAAACTTGGTCTTTTATTCGATACACAACAGCAAATCAACAATTACTATCGGTCGCTAGAGGAAGAATCAAAGAATGTCTATGATCCTGACCAAAATAGTAGCAAGAAAGCGATTGAGAGGACTCTAATTGAGTTGCAACTTGAGAAACTTATGGAGCAAGTTAGGGAGGCGATGGTGTATGCGCCCCCTGAGTTGAAGGACTTGTATAGCAGATTCTTGAAGATGTATGCAAAAATTGAGCAAGAGCAAGAGTGGGCGAGATCGGAGATGATTCGTAGAGCAAGGATAGAGCGTTGGAGACAAGAACAAATGGAGATTCGCCAGATTGAGATGATAAGTGGATTGGTTGCTGTTGGGTTTATTTCATTGATCTTTGGGTGGCTGATGTGGCAACTGCAAAACTTATCTGGTGGGTTTTAATTGGAGTGATGCTCTGTGTTGTTGTTGGCGCAACCTCAATGGCTTATGTGGAGACTCTTTACATGAAAGCACAACTCAAGCGTGAGATAAAAGAATTGCGTAAATTGAAACAAGAACTGAAAGAAACCAAATGAAGTATGTCTTGTTGCTGTTATTGCTAGTGGGATGCGATGACCGCTATCGGTATTATTGCCAAGACCCAAAGCACTTCTCTGCCAAGCGTTGCCAACGCCCAGACTGCCAATTCACCCAAGATTGTCCTGATTACCTCGTAGCACCTATATTGGAGAAACAAGTTGTCCAACCCCCACAAATTCCAAATCAATCGGCTTCTGAGCCAAGAGGAAATTGAAATACGAGTTTGGGCTTGCGTAGTCCTAATCGTAACAATCATCCTTGCTGGTATCGTTATCTTCATGCTGTATAGCCTAGCCTTTGTGGTTCAGCCTATCAAGAGCATGGCTCCGATTGACCAAGCGTTTGCCAAGATGCTAAACGACATTGTTTTGTTAATCGTTGGCGGCATAGGTGGCGTAATGAGCCGTAAGGGTGTGCAGACTGTCTCTGAGAAACTATCTGCTACTGCACCACCACCACCCCCTCCTAGCACCCCTACCCCACCCCCTGCGCCTCCTGCCACTTCTACTTGGACATCGCCTTCAGGTGCATTGCCAGCATGGGTTAATCCTCCTTTAGACGAGGAATGGAGAGCACCACCACCACCTACTACTCCACCTGACTATATTGACCCTGAGAAGGAGAAAATAGCCAATGAGAGGGCATTAGCGAGGGCTGATCAATGATTCCTAATCCTTGGATGATTTTGGGTGCTATCTTGGTGGCTGTGAGCGTGTATTTCTATGGACACCATAAGGGATGGGATGATCGTGATATTGAGATGCAAGCAGAGATTGCTGTCAAGAACGAGGAAGCCCGTGTAAAAGAGCAAGAACTCACTAAACAACTTAATGAAAACTCAACCAAGTTACAGGAGGCCAATAATGCCATTACTGAAAAACAGTCTAGTCTTGATCGTGCTATTCGTGCTGGTAGGGTGCGCCTCCCGTCCACAAGTTGCGTACAAACCAGTTCAAGTCCCACCCCTGCCAGCGGAGATAGCGCAAAAGCGGGAAGCGAATCTGACACAGAGGTTCTCAGACTTATTGCTCAAATCATCGCAGACGGAGACAAAGCCATCAACCAACTCAACGCCTGTATCGACAGTTACAACAAAGTGATGGAGGCTGTAAATGGTAAATAGTGAACAACTAAAACAACTCCATATTGGTGCGGAGTGGGTAGATGCTCTTAATGAGACATTTGCTCGTTTTAACCTGACTACAAACAACCAGAAGGCTATGTTTATTGGTCAATGTAGCCATGAATGTGGTAACTTCCGCACACTAGAAGAGAATTTAAACTATCGTGCAGAGACTTTGATGAAGTTATGGCCTAAACGCTTCCCTAGTCTAGAGTTTGCAAAGCAGTACGAGAAGAATCCTAAAAAGATTGCAAATAGCGTGTACGCCAGCCGTATGGGAAACCGAGATGAAGCATCAGGTGACGGGTATCGGTTCAGGGGAAGAGGTGCGCTTCAATGCACAGGACATAGCACGTATTTCCACGCAGGGAAAGCATTGGGTGTTGATTTTGTTATGCAACCTGATCTTGTTGCAACCCCTAAATATGCCGCCCTCACAGCGGGTTGGTTTTGGGATACCCACAAACTCAATCCTCCAGCGGATGCCCTTGACTACACTAAAGTCACCAAGATAATCAATGGCGGCACGATAGGTCTAGATGACCGCATAAAGCACGTTCAACAGGCTTTAGCGGTATTGGGTTAGTCTTTGTCCCAACTGAGGTAGAAGACTGCTACTAATACGCCTATCCCGATGCAAGCACCAAGGCCAAGCAGAACAATCAAAGTAAGTATGTTTTCTAACATCACTTAACCTTGCTCCTGATTACATCCTCAAAGCATTTAAAGAGGGTTAGGACTGCACTTACAAAGGCAGGTGCAATCATTCCTGCTACAAAGATTAAGACTTCACTCATGGTAGTTTCCTTCAAATGGTATTAACTCGGACTGTCTGACTGAATAATACTCCCCATTGCCTACGTCAAACAAGTTATCTTCTAGTAGGAAATCCTTGCTGTTTATCCATCCAACTAGGCGAACACAAGTGTTGTGTATCTCTGTCAGGACAAAAACATCAACTGGTTTAGTGTTAGACCAGACAACAGCATTAAGATGACCCCCAATTTTGCTTGTGCATTTAACATCTATCGTCTTACCCTTGCGGGTTACTAGATCAGCACCAAACTTCCTGAAGTCACAATTTAGATCAAATGGCAACTTGAGGAACTTGGCAACTGCATATTCGGTTATTACCCCGTTTATGGATATTTGCAAACCATCTAAGGACTTATCCTGTTTGCGGTCTTGTGCGTGTTGGCTAGTAATGTGGTTGCGTAACTTACCAATGTAGTTACAAATCATAATCTCAGTAGCCGTCAGAGGCACATCGATGTATTCTTGATTGTGTTTGTCACGCATATTAAAAGGTGGGGTACTCGCTACACCGACATTTGGGAGTCCAAACCTGTTGTGTCAGCATCCGCTTTCCCCCTTTTAGATCAGAAGGGGATATCGCTATCCTCTAAATTCTTAGCAACTGGTTTGCTTGCTGGTGGCTGTGCATCCCTTGGAGATACTGCCAAGCCCATGAACTTGCCTGTTTTGCCTTCTTTTATCCAAGCAGATAGCCAATACTCGTTGCCATCTACCATGATGTTTCCTTTGTAATCAGGATGCTTTTCATTTTCTTTCTTGTCGTTCTTAAAAAGAACACCTGAGTTATCACGTTTTTCCATATTAACCTCTCAATTGATTTAACTTATTAACTTTGTCATCCACTTCCGCTAAGAACTGAATAACCTCTCCTTCTAGTTCAGCAATGTACTTGTCATCTCTGGGTACACGTTTTATGAACAACTGAAGTTCTTTTGGCATCCGTGGGTCAAAACTCACGAAATCACACCAATAACGTCCTGTGCAAGCCAATTGCCATTGCATCTGATCGTAGTATTTCTTGGCTATTTCCTCACCTAGCAAGGTGGAAATATGTTGGGCTGTGCCAGGGCATTTTATTTCCAAACAACCTAATGATCCATTATTTATATCTACCAAAAGTCCATCAGGAGAGGCGGCAGACATAGGAATTGTTGGATGGTCAATAGCACCTACCTCGTCCACCAAAACGCCTGTTTTAGCCTCGTATGCGGCTCTAGCAAATGGTTCATTGGTTGTTCCCCATTCCATTGCCGCATTTGTGTATGACTCAGCGACTTGGTTTGTCATGCGCTCGACTACCAACTGCGCCATGTAGTTAGCCCTACTGGTGCTGTAACCTGACTTTGTTTTAGCAACGATGTCAGAGATGCGTGATGCAGTAGCCTTGCCACAGCGTTGTGCAAACCATTCTGGCGAACCCTGGATTATTTCTTCACTCATGTTTTTCCTTTAGTTTGACTGCCATTGGGATGCAATGAGCAAAATATTTAACCAAATCAGACGCAATTTGAGGCAGGTCATTGACATACCAATACACGCCTTGATTTACTTTTACGGGTTTTGCTTTGGAAATCTTTTCAAGAAAAGAAGCAGACAAAGTTAATCCGTAATAGCCACTTAAATCTGTTGTAGAAAAAACCTTTTTTCCATCAATAACTTTTGTATCACTCATGGCTGTCTCTCCTCCATCATAATATCTGCTATTTGATAAGCCCTGTGAGCAAACTCATCCATACTTGCTTTTAAAGATGGCTCTGAAATCAATGCTTGCATAGCCTTTGCCGCAAAGTAATCACGCAATGTCATTCCGTGTTCGCCTTCTGATAAATCGAAGTGCATTGCTGGAAATGCTGGAATATTACTCATTTCAACTCCTTTTTCTTAGCATCTTTAGCCGCAATCATCTTGGTCTGCCATGCTTTGTTTCCATCGCAATCCGCAAACGCCCTGATGTAAATATCTTTTAGTTCATCAACTGTTGTTGTAGCCTCAATAGCCGCAATGTAGTCAAGCATCTTTCCTTCATCTGGAGTGCCTTCATCGCTCTCTCCTTCTGGCAAATCTTCACCCGCATAAATATACAAACCCAAACCATGCAACGACAAAGCCTTAGTCATACAACGCATGATGGCTGTATTGACTGCAAATGCGTCTGGGTTAGGGATTGCTTTGTTGCGATAGTCCATCACGGGAAGTTGGCAAGTCATTGGTTTGCCAAACAATGTGACTGTTACGAACACCATTGCTGTGCCGTTGATGTCCATAAAGCACTTATCGCCAAACATTTCTATCTTGTAGATTGCTTCAGGATCGGCCTTTAAAGCCTCTGCCCAAGCCCATGCCCATGATAGGTATGTAAGATTGTTTTTCTTCTCTGTATGCTCGTTGACGTTTGTCTTGAGCATTGCTAACACTTGTTCACTATTCATCATTAACTCCTTTTTAAATATTCACTATGTTTAACTTGCTGTTCACCTATCCAATGACTGAGCATAACCAGATCATTCTGTATTGCGCTTATGTCTTGGATGAACCCATCATACTTCTTGTTCAAACATTTTTTATCTAGGGTTTTCACCGATTGTTCTATTCTCATTAGTATGGTTGAGTAGTCGTTCAAAAGTATCTCCAAAGTGCGTATGCAATCATGCTGATAACAGCAATTAGGCCAAACAAAACGGGTAAATCATTGATGTGAGGTGCTGAGTAATACGCTCCCTCAAAGATGCCTTCATTGACATAATCCTTTGGGAACGCTTCCTGTAATGTTCGAGCAAACATACGGGTTGTTGGGTTGAAATCATCCATTTAATATCTCCTGTGCAATTTGTTTTTGGTCATTGGGAAACAAGTATTTGAACTCTACAAAATGGTTTTCAAAGCAACAAGTAATCTTTTCACCTTGTGGCTCTAAGCAGTAGCAACAGTAATAGACATTCTCTTCATCTTCATAGATGGCTTGTAGTTCGTCTTTGATTTTCATTTTGCCTCCAGAACTTTGATGCGTTGCTCAAGTTTGGCAACCAATGCTTCTAGGTCTTTGATGCGATCTATCAGCATATCTTGATATGTGTAGTCGCTCTTGCGGTATGGGGCTTCCACCCCAATGGGTTTCCTAATCATATTAACTCCTGTTTTAAAAAATATTAACTTTTCATCGCTCTCACAAATGCGGCATAACTAGCGGCTGTGTCCCCAAAGGGCAACTTAGCCAACTCGACTGCCACCTCCTCCAACACATCATTACGAAGTAGTAATGGGTCATTACTAACTGGTAACGTGCGTAGATTCTCTGTCAAGTCCCTGACCAATGATCGTTCGATAGTTCCATCAGTAACGCCACAAGCAATTTCTTTTTGCTCTGCAAGATACTTTGATTTCCTGATCTCATCAGTCACATCAAACTCTAGTTCGTCAAATGCTTGGTCAAGTTTGTCGTTCATTCTCTAACCCTGATAGTGTCAACAATGTTTTGGGCTAGATGCTGTTCTTTCACCATGTTGAAGATGATGGAAGCAATAACATCCCGTTCATGTTCAGCACCTAAGTCAAATGCGTTTGCCATGCCTGTGACTGTATTCTCATTACAAGCCGCCATGCGTAAGTGCGTGATCATCTCTGCTTTTGTCATACGCTAATTTCTTCCCATTCTTTATGCCATTGTGTTGTGATGTCTAACATCTCATCCATCGCTTTGTTCTCGCAGTGGTTGTATTGCTTCTTGCTTATATCGTATGTGATGTGCTTATCGTCCTCGTCAAATACGGCAAAGTCAATCTCGTAGTCATCGCTGTGATCTGGGTCTAACTCATCTTCTGGACTCAGAATGTCAAAGCATACTAAGCACTCGCCAATGCCCTCAAGGTAGACACAAATCTCATGTTGAAAATCTTTAGGTTTTACCGACATATTCACTCCTTTTTAAGTTGGTAAGAGGATTGTCAATGATTAAAAAAGGCTTGTGAACTAGGATAAACCCTATGTTGACAAACTATTTTTAAAGGTAGTATTGCCTGTCAAAAGGAGACACACATGGAAATGAAACAACAACATTATGCAATTCTCAAGAGGTTGCAACATGGCGCATCATCCCTCAAACGCTTCACAGACAAAGATGGTGAAGTCGGCAACCAAGGCTTCCATTATCTGCGTTATCTGAACGATCTTCAGAACTTTGGCTATGCGCTAGAGATAGGTGACGTTTGGCATATAACGGGGTTTGGAGTGGCTAAGTTGGCAGAGCAAACGCCAAGGGTATCCAAGGATAGAGTGGCGGCTGGAACTACCACAGAAACCTATGATGGGGCTGACTTGAAGCAGAGTGGCATCAGGGAAGGTGCATTTGATTTCTTGAAATACCCATCAAAGTTTGGGGACAATTTGGTTTATCCAAGAGTTTCTATATAATTATTTGAGACACGGCTAGATGTGGATTGATCCCCGCATCGAAAAGAGAACAGACCCCTCCTGCCGAGGTTTCTTTCAAGGGTCGAATCATGGGTCTGAAAAAAATGCACTACTACCAGTTCAATATTGGGGACTATGCTTCCCACACACGGCACTTAAATGTCATAGAAGATTGCGCCTATCGCAGGTTGCTTGACTTCTACTATCTCCACGAAAAGCCGATAAAGCAACACGACATTGCTCGGCAGATCAACATGAGAGAGCATGAACAAGAGGTCTTATCTGTTCTAAATGAGTTCTTTTTGTCATCAGATGATGGGTTTGTCAGTCCACGGGCAAACAAGGAAATTGAGCATTTTCACTCGAAGATTACTCAAGCATCAAAGGCGGGTAAAGCGTCTGCTGAACGGAGGTTCAACGGGCGTTCAACGGACGTTCAACCAACCAATAACCATAAACCAATAACCAATAACCAAGAACCAATTATTCAAGAAGGTAAACCTTCTTTGTCTGGAACTACGTTCCCGCCTTGTCCGCATACCGAGTTATTAAAACTATGGGGAAAGAATTTGCCACACCTTACTCAACCTAGAACTTGGGAAGGCAACAGACAAGCCAACATGAGGCAGAGGTGGATACAGGCGGGCAAACCATCTGCTTACTCGCTTGAGGGCTACAAAACCACAGAGGATGGGCTTAAATGGTGGGATTCATTCTTTGGATACATCGCCAACGACACATCATTGGCAAAAGGCTTTGAAGCCAAAGGCAGAACTTGGTTGCCAGACCTTGAGTGGGTGGTTAACGCCACTAATTTTCAGAAAATCATTGATGGAAAGTATACAAAATGACCTTTGCTAAACCAGAAAAAGACAATTATCGTGGCGGGAAAATAGATAACGATTTTCCGCCTCCTCCTAAACCTTGCTCAGAATGTAGGCAGATGACACCACACGAAGCCCTAATGACCTTTGGTGCTAGGTGCATGGCTTGTTATGACTCATATTGCCGACAAACCCCGTCATACATGGCAGAACCCAACAAATACCCAAATGACCCTAAAGGTTGGGCAAAACGTATCATTGACAAACACAACGAAGGCAGACCAGTTGCCAAAATAGCCTTGGAATTTGCAAGGGATGTTTTGAAATGACCATAAATGACGCAAACAGAATCCTCAACAGAGTCAGAGAAGGCTACGCCATGTCCTTGGCTATCACAACTCAAGCCCTACAACGGACAGGAGACATTCCTGACTTTCCTGATAAACCATTACGCACTAATGGCTCTCAACCCAAAGACGATAGAACAGGCGAGACACAGAACTCAGGAACTAAAGAAGGATTTTCCTATTCTCGGTATCTCGATTGCCAACAGAATTAAGGAGTTAAAGAATGAAATGCCCTAAATGCCAATCAGATAAAAACAGGATTACAGAGACAATCCAACATGAGGAGTTCACTTATCGAAGGAGAATGTGCAATATGTGCTTTTCCCTTTTTAGGACAAAAGAAGAGGTTTATAAAGGGGTTTTACCTCAGAAGCCCCGTAGACTGACTAAGGCTGAACCAAAAGAGTATCAAAAACACTTTGCGACAGACTTGCTTAAAAGGTTTTGGAAATGACTATTTGGCTGGGCATAGACCCAGGTAGTGTCTCAGGCGCAGTAGGTGCATTAGACCCAAATGGGGATTACCTAGACAGTTTTATGATTGAGCACCAAGATAAGCACATTCTGCCAATGGTGTTTAAAAACATGATTCTGCGCTTGGTAGACCCAAAAGAAGGGGCTGAAATATGTTGCGAATTAGTCCATTCAATGCCAAATCAGGGTGTGGCAAGCACATTCCAGTTTGGGCGGGCTGTTGGGGTAATAACAGCAGTATGCACCCTCACAAATTACCCTTTGCACATGGTGTCCCCTATGCGTTGGAAACGTCATTTCCACTTATCAAGCGACAAAGACGAAGCATTAGATTGCGCCCGTATGCTATGGCCTAGCGCACCATTAAAGCGAAAGAAGGACATAAATATCGCTGAAAGTTTACTGATAGCCCTTTACTGGCGGGATTGCATCAATGGAAAAACCAGAGATAAAGCATAATTTAATTAGATTCTCAGAGAAAGAGCGGGAGATTATGCGAACCATTGGAGGCGGTAATCTTTCAGAGGGCGCAAGAATTTGCGTAATGTGGGGCGCACATTTTTGGAATCTGGGGCTGACTACTGAGATGGATTTGAAGCACATTGGATTGGTTACTGTTTCCAGCACAGACAACTACCCGCACGAATAGCCCAAGCAAGCCATTTAAAGCCCCTAGAAGGCGATAATTTAGGGTTACCCTTATCACCCTACATTGAAGGGGTTAGAAGGGCTTAGAAATAGACAAAGAAAAACCACCCGAAGGTGGTTGTAAGTGAGTGCTTACTAACTTAGACTGTTATTTCTTTTACTCGAAAAATCTGCCAATCTGTATCTTCATCTTGCTTCCAGAAATCGTTTTCTGTTTCAAATGCAATTTTTTGTGCTTCATCTGCATTATTGGCTTCAATTTCAACTGATTCCAATGTGGTGCGCTCTGCATAGACTATAAATTTTTTCATATTAACTCCTGTTTATTTACGTTTGAGAATGATTTGTAAGATTAAAGCAATAGCGGCATAAAGCATCGTTTAAACGCTTTCAGCCATCATGTCGAGCGCGTCAAGTTTGCATTGTTCTACCTCTGCATCGTTTAAACACTCTGATAACTCAATCGCTAAATGCGTGGCTTGCATGGCTTTGTAATCGTCTGGCGCACAAAGGGCAAGATAAAGGGCTTTTGTTAGGGCTTGGGATTGCGTCATGTTTAAACGCTCTCAACCACTGTGCCGCACTTATTGCCGTTTATATCGTAAATAGCAGGTGGTAATTCATTATATTTAACAATGTAGGACGCTAGGCTTTCAAGTATTCGGGGTAATTCGTGGCTCATGCCATCGGGCTCAATATCTTGAAAAGCATCGTTGTCAGTGTCGATTGTTATAGTTAATTTGCTCATGCTGTCACCTCTGCATCGTTAATTGCCCACTGTGCATCGTTATAACCTTCCAGACGAGGGATTGCATCGGAAATAATGGCTTCAACCAATAACTGAGCAATGCTTCCATCATAAGTTGGGTGTTCGCATGACTGATAACGCAAGCACTGCGCCGCTTTAATCGCTTGAATGGCTGAGAGTATCGGTGCGCCTCGGTCGTATTCAATAAACCCTGATTCCTTTTCGGAATACCTGTAATTAACGCTCTTAATATTTTCGTCAAGCAATAATTGTGCGACTTCTTGCTCATGCTCTGATACGTTTAAACGCACTGATGGATGACCATAAGGAACACTTAATTTTTTTCTGGAAGCATAACGCACAAGTGCATTTATATGCGTGTTGGTGACTGTAAAAGCAGACATAGTAACTCCTATTAACCCTGTAAAAGCACAGGCCAAAGGGCACGTTATACCCTTCAGACTAGACTCTGTTTAAACGCTCTAAATATATAAATTAGTGGTTTTGGCTGTCAGTGAATTAAACAAGTCGGAAAACCTGTTCATCATAGTAAGGTCACGCTCAAATACTTTGTTCCAGAAGTGGTCACGCTCATTCATTAGCCACTTATGGTAATAGTCGTGCCCTTCATCTTCAAATATAAATAACCCATAATCTGCGAGTGCTCTCGCCTCATCTTCAGGCCAGAACGCCTGTGCTTCTTGAATAACTCCCATAATTAACGCCTTTCAATTTTCATATGCTGTTATTTTGTTTCCCGCGCCTACTTTTAATTTTGCGGTATCAAGTAGAAATTTTTTACTACCATTGAAATAATGCGATACGGCAAAACGCAAATGATCAATTATTTGTTTTTGTTGCTCATCACTGTAATAGTGGGAAATTGTTTCTGTATCTTTCCCATTATCAAGTTGACGAGTGTATGAGTGATCAAAATCAATATCGTCCAAATGAATAAACAATGCCGCATTTATCCAAATGCATCCGTCCTTATAAATTCTATATTTGGTTTCCATAATTAACGCCTTTCAAATTAAAACATCAAAATAAGCCAGAGCCAGAGTAGCAAAAGCCAGCCCCAGTGCAACAGCCAGAAATAAATCAAGAAATAATTGTCTCATTGTGTGTTTACTCCTGTGAATGAATGAGAGGGAAAGCCCCGAAGGGCTGAGAATTAGGTTAACGCATACTCGACAAGCCGAGCCATAATTTGTGGCTCTTTAGTGCCTTTGGAATTGTCCCAAGCCACTACCACAACGCCCGAACGATTAACGCCCAAGAACGTGCCCTTCTCGCCCTCAGTGCCCGCAATTACTCTAGCACCAAAGCGCAAAGCCTTGGTTTCGTCTTTAGTCAATTTCCAGATATTTATTTCCATGATTAACGCCTTTCAAATAATGCAACAGTGCATCACAAGCCACCCTGTCACAGTGGCTCAAGATAAACTGTTTAAACGCTCTCTGTTGACCTGTCGAGCACTTCAGCCAGTGCGGTATACACCTGCTGTTTTGTGCCAGTAAAACCCATGCTTTTTAAGGTTTTGTAGCATGATGCACCCCTAGACATTTTCATGCCCATAAGTTCAAGTTTCAGCCCTCTGAACAGCACGTGCAACCTGAACTGTTCGATGTCGCTTCTGTTGTTTATCATAATGCCCATAATATTAACGCCTTTCGGTATAGTGCAACAGCGCACAGGAAAACCCGTAAGGGCTTCCCTCTGAGTTGTTTAAACGCCCTCTGTATCCATCGTGCCGTGTTCAGGGCACATAGGCGCACCCATTGCTTCGAGCCATTTTCCAGCAACCCGAACTGTATAGCCACACTCAGGACAGTAGCATTTGAGCATACGTGTTGTCTGTTTTTTCTGAGCATTGGAGGGCACTAAGTCAGCGTGTGGGTAAGCACCAAGGCGAGCCAGAACAGGCTCTGCCCATGCTGTGAATTTTGGGCCAGCAACAGTGGCTGTCATCTTGCCCTCTAAGCCAATGGCACGTGCTGTCTTACCGAACTTTTTGCCGTGTCCGTCGCCAGGGTGCACAGCATGGATAAGTTCGTGAGCCAGAATGTCGAGCACTCTCGCACTGTCGCTGATTGTGGGTGAGATAAAAATTTCAGCGTGGCTGTCAGCACTGGCAGCCGATGACCAGCACTCACCGATTCTGCGGTTCTTGCTTGCTAAGGCTGATTTGGAGGGAAAGCCACACGATGACCGCACCTGTGTGGGTATGGTATCGCCATGCTGTTTAAACAGTGCCCTGAGTTCTTCTGTGGCTTGTGAGAGCCATTGCTCACGTGTAAGAGATGTAGTCATAATGGAACGCCTTTCAATGTAAAGCCTATTAAAAAGATGAGAGTGTTTTTTTACCCTCTCACTATATAAGCATAATAGAATCGTGCCAGTTCTCGTAAGTCCTTGATTTATAAGGACAAGGAAAAACCCTTACACGGGTTAACCCTTACCTATATTATCACTATATGAAATTACTACTACCTTTGGTTTCACTATGTGGAATATTCTATATGAGCAGAGGTTATATCGAGTGCCATGCTTTAGGTGCTGAGAGCATATAAGCACTTGTATGCGAATCATTCTCATTTAGATTTACCTTAATGCGAGTGATTCTCATTTGCACTACTGGTTATCTATACAGTAGTAGTAACCCTATGCTGTATGGGCTTACAGTTGTATGGGGGGGAGGGGGTAGTCGTGCTGTGTAATATTTGTGGGAGCCTCGTATCCACAAGAAAAGGTAAATTGGCTTTTTATTGACTAGCCTTATCCGTGTTAGCAGAAGAAGGTAAGCCGACTTACTAGGTTTGTTTAGGATGAGTTCAGGGAACCCGTGTATACAGGTAAGACTTCTCGTAAGAAGTGAGCCTCTCGTTTATCTTGGTTACTGGTTTACTTTGCTTGTCATCGCAAGTCAGTTCACGCTACACGTCCCGTTCATCTTGTTCCCTTCTCATCACGAGGGGGGAGTGACTACTTGATGACCACATGATTCACCTGTTTATCCTACTTGGTCGGCTCAACCGCATAGAGGGATGGGTTCTGATCCCCGTGGAGTGATGACACTATATCAGGGATTACCCTATTGTTCAACAAAAAGATTTGAGCCATAATGCGTGAAGGAACTTCCCTATTGTGGACAAAAGTACATGAATCAAACTAAACCCCGTGGTAGACCAAAAGGTTCTACTAACAAACAGTTCTCCCTTACCAGTTATGCTGATAAGCCTGAACTCATCACTCTACCCAAGACTGAGACTGCCCAACTAAAAGAACTAAAGAACCTCCTGATAAACAGCGCAGGTTCTAGAGTTGTCCATAAGGCGGTAGAGATAGCCCTTAATGACGATCACCCTGCCCAACTAGCCGCTATTAAGTTGTGCATGGACAGAATGTTGCCCGTCTCTATGTTTGAGAAGGAAGGTAAAGCCCGTAGTGCTGTAACCATCAACATTACTGGTATTGGAGAGATTTCGCATACCCCTGAAACCATAGATGCTGAAGACATAGAGGCTAAGAATGACTAAGGCGGCAGAACGCAAACAAGCAATGCTAGATGGAAAGCCTACCTACTTTACTGGTAAGCCCTGTAAATATGGGCATATTGCCGAAAGACGGACAGCCAAAGCAGAATGTATTGCCTGTGAAGCAGAGCGCAATAACTCAGAATCTCGCAAGGAATACATGGCTTCTTATGCTGAGAAACAAAGAGAAAAACTCCAAGAGATAGCAACTAGATGGCAAAAAAACAATAAAGGCAAAGTCAATGCCAATACTGCCTTTAATCATTCATCCAAGATGCTTAGAACTCCAAGATGGCTTAGTCCTTTTGAAAAACTGCACATAAAGTGTCTTTACCAAGTTGCCGCTATGAGAAGTAAGCATAGTGAGATTGCTTGGGATGTTGACCACATAGTTCCCCTAAAAGGAAAAACTGTATCTGGACTCCATGTTCCTTGGAATCTTCGAGTCATTCCAAAAAAAGAAAACATCCTAAAAGGAAACAAATATCATGTCTGATCTAAATTTCCAACTCCTCCCGTGGCAGGAAGAGGTATTTAAAGACCAGACTCGCTTCAAGGTTATAGCGGCTGGACGACGCTGTGGAAAGTCAAGGCTTGCCGCCACAACTCTTATCATTGAGGCTTTAAAGTGTACTCAAGGCTCTGCTGTGCTTTATGTAGCCCCAACAAACGGGCAAGCAAGGCAGATTATTTGGGACGTATTATTGGAACTAGGCAGGGAGGTAATTCAAAATGCCCACATCAACAATCAAAACATCACCACCATCAACGGAGCAACCATCTACGTCCGAGGCGCTGATAGACCCGATACCCTCCGTGGAGTCTCCCTCACCTACGCTGTCCTTGACGAAGTTGCGGACATCAAGCCCGAAGCGTGGGAACAAGTTATCCGAGCCTCTCTCTCCGATAGAAAAGGAAGAGCCATGTTTATCGGAACTCCCAAAGGAAGAAACTGGTTTTACGATCTGTTTAGATTGGGCGAAAGTGAAGAGGATAAGGACTGGAAATCTTGGCACTTCACAACAAAAGACAACCCCCTGATTGACCCTACTGAGATTGAGTCAGCCAAGAAAACCCTGTCTTCCTTTGCTTTCAAGCAAGAATACATGGCATCCTTTACCAATGCTGGTAGCGACATCTTCAAAGAAGAATGGATTAAATACGGGGTTGAGCCTGAATTTGGAAGTTACTACATAGCCTGTGACTTGGCAGGATTTGAGGAAGTTGCCAAACAAGCGGCTAATTCTAAGAAAAGGCTAGACCAGACTGCTATTGCTGTTGTCAAGGTAACAGATGATGGCAAATGGTTTGTCAAAGAGATTGTCTTTGGGCGTTGGGACATCCGTGAGACTGCGGCAACCATACTGTTGAAGATGCGGGAATACCGACCTTTGGCTGTTGGAATTGAGAAAGGTGCGCTTAAAAATGCAGTTTTACCATATTTATCTGACCTAATGCGTAAAAATAATGTATATTCGCATATAGTTGACTTAACGCATGGCAACAGGAAAAAGGCTGACAGAATTATCTGGAGTCTCCAAGGGCGTTTTGAGCATGGAAGGATTGTGCTGAACTCTGAGGAGGATTGGGATGAATTTAAAGATCAACTTCTTTTGTTTCCCGCCATCGGAGTGCATGATGATTTGCCAGATGCTCTCTCATATATAGATCAAATGGCTGTTACCTCATACTTTGTTGATGACCAAGATGAAGAGTGGGAGCCAGTAGACATAATTAGCGGGGTTTGATAATGGCAACAGATAAACAAGTCGGTATGGAACAAAATGAGTTTGACGAACCAACTGAGTCCGATAAAGAACTTGTTGGATTTGTTGTAGACCATTGCAATCGGTGGCGTGACTACCGAGATGTTAACTTCCTCCCTGATTGGCTAGAGTACGAACGCATCTTCCGTGGTCAATGGGCTTCTGAAGACAAAACCCGTGAGTCTGAGCGTTCACGAATCGTTACCCCTGCTACCCAACAAGCCGTAGAGACTCGTCATGCTGAGATCATGGAAGCAATCTTTGGTCAAGGCGATTTCTTTGATATTGAAGACAACATACAAGATGTAGGCGGTAATCCCATAGATGTTGAGATAATCAAGGCTCAACTGATGGAAGACTTCAAGAAAGACAAAATCCGCAAAGCAATCGACCAAATTGAGTTGATGGCTGAAATCTACGGCACAGGCATTGGCGAAGTTGTGGTTATGACTGAGAAGGAGTATGTTCCTTCCACTCAACCAATCCCAGGCCAAGTTGGACAAGCGGCTATTGGAGTTTTAGAGAGAGACAGAATTGCTGTAAAGATTTCTCCTGTAAATCCAAAGAACTTCTTGTTTGACCCAAATGGCACAAGCGTAAATGACTGTATGGGCGTGGCTATCGAGAAATATGTCTCTATCCACAAGATTGTCCAAGGCATAGAGGCTGGTATCTACCGAAAAGTAGACATCACCACTACTGGTGAAGATACAGACCTAGAGCCTACCCAAGAAGTTAGTCAATATCAGGACGAGAAGGTTCTTCTCCTGACCTACTACGGCTTAGTTCCACGGGAATACCTAGAGAATCTAGAAGAAAATAAAGAGATAGTAGATTTATTTCCAGAGAATTCTGCGGCAGATGACTATACAGACATGGTAGAAGCCATTGTTGTGATTGCCAATGATGGGCAACTCTTAAAGGCTGAAGCCAATCCCTACATGATGAAGGATCGTCCCGTCTTGACCTATCAAGATGACACAGTTCCTAATCGCTTGTTGGGCAGAGGAACAGTAGAAAAAGCGTTCAATATGCAAAAGGCTATTGACGCACAGACTCGTAGCCACTTGGATTCTTTGGCATTGACTACTAGCCCCATGATTGCTATGGATGCTACTCGTTTACCACGAGGAATGAAGTTTGAAGTAAAGCCTGGCAAGGCAATCCTTACCAATGGCGCACCTTCTGAGATTCTCTACCCCTTCAAGTTCGGTCAAACTGACCCCAACAACTTGGCTACGGCACGAGACTTTGAGCGTATGTTGTTACAAGCAACGGGAACTCTTGATTCTCAGGGAATGATTAGCAATGTGGCTAGAGATGGTGGTCAAGGCGGTATGTCTATGGCTGTTGCTTCTATCATCAAGAAGTACAAACGCACTTTGGTGAACTTCCAAGAGGATTTCCTAATCCCGTTTATCAAGAAGGCGGCTTTCCGCTTCATGCAGTTTGATCCAGAGCGTTATCCTTCTGTGGACATGAACTTTGTTCCTACGGCTACGCTTGGCATTATTGCTAGAGAGTACGAGCAACAGCAGTTTATTGGCTTGTTGCAGACACTTGGCCCCAATACTCCTGTTTTGCCTGTGATCTTGAAAGGCATTTTGGCTAATTCAAGCCTATCTAACAGGATGGAATTGATTGCGATGTTGGACAAAATGGGTCAACCTGATCCACAAGCACAACAAATGCAACAAATGCAACAGCAATTGGCTCTGCAAGCGGCACAAGCACAGATTGCTGTCAACACTACTCAAGCAGAACAGAATCGGGCAGAGGCTACTAAGTTGTCTGTTGAGGCTCAGTTGATGCCACAAGAAGTGCAAGCCAAGATGAGTGCGTCTTTGACTAAGAATCTACCCAATGATGCTGATGCCAACCAAAGAGAGTTCGATAAGCGAGTCAAGATTGCTGATTTGATGCTTAAAGAGGCTGACATTAAGAATAAGAGCAAGATTGTTGAGTTACAGATGGCTGATAAGCGTGGGCAGGTAGAGAACGACTTTCTAGACAGGCTTTCTAAGGAACTTTCCTAATGGATATTGGTGATTTAGAGCGAAAACTAGGCATTGATGGCCTATCTGCTGATGAGCAGATGGAGTTAGTTGGTGCTTTGCAAAAATCAGCACAAACACGACTAGAAATTGCTAACCAAGAGGCTATTGGCAAGAGTACAGAGGTTGTTATCCAAGGATTGAAGAAGATTAAGAGCGACTTGGAGACAAGGTTTAGCCAATTAAATGCCACCATTGAGTCAAAAGCCTCTAGTTTGAGGGATGGCAAAGATGGTAAGGATGGCAAAAATGGCAAAGACGGACTTGAGGGAAAGCAGGGTTTACAAGGTAGCAATGGTCAGAATGGTCGAGATGGGCGTGATGGCTTGGATGGGACTGATGGTATTAGTGTCACCTCTGCTCGTATTGATTTCGATGGTAGCCTTATTATTGGGTTGTCTAGTGGTGTTGAACTCAATGTTGGTGAGGTTGTTGCTCCTGATCTTGCAGAAACCATCAAGGTTATTACTAATGGTGGTGGCACTTCTCAGTCTGTACTCGATAGCATAGCCTCCCTACAAAACCAGATCAATACTCTGATTCCTAGTCAAACAGGTAATTCTGGCAAGTATCTGACAACCAATGGAACATCAACTTCTTGGGCATCTGTTGCTGGTGGTTTAAGTTACCAAGGTACATGGAACGCATCCACTAACACTCCTACATTGGCAAGTGGCGTGGGTGTAAATGGCTATTACTACATTACAGCAACGGCTGGCTCTACTAACCTTGATGGCATAACTGATTGGCAAATTGGCGATTGGTTGTTGTTTAATGGGGCTAATTGGCAAAAGATTGACCAAAGTAACCTAGTTATAAGCGTAGCGGGTCGTACAGGGGCAGTTACTTTATCTAATACCGATATAAGTGGTTTGGGTACGATGTCTACCCAAAATGCTAGTTCTGTGGCTATTACTGGTGGCACTGCAACTCTTACAAGTCTTACAACCCCTACTGTTCAAGCAACAAACTCAGGTGGTTTAAGTCTTAAAAACTCTGCTGGCACAACCCAACTTAGCATGGGTGGTGGTGGTGGAGACAATTTATCTCTGAATGTATCAACAAATATCAATGGCACAAACGCACAAGTAGACATAAGCCCAACTGGTACGGGTCATGTGCATATAAAGCCTACTGGTGTTAACTCTATTGAAATTGCTCCTACTTATGTTGGCGATATAGACAACATGATAATAGGTGCAGTAACACCTAAGAATGGTAGTTTTGTAGATTTAAGCGTAACTGGAACAACAAGTTTTGATGGTAGCCAAGGAACTTCTGGACAAGTTTTAACTTCTGCTGGCTCTGGAAATACACCAACTTGGTCTAATATTCCTACACTTAACCAAAATACGACAGGTTCGGCTGGTTCTTTGGTAACAACCAACTTTACAATTGAGGAATCGGGTGGCAAGTTGCTGTTTAAATATGGCGCAACTACAATAGCCTCAATGTCTTCAACTGGAGTGATTACTTCAGCAACTAATATTATTGCAAATGGAACACCATAAAGGAAAAATATGGCAACGACAGTAACCCTAAAACCTAATGCGATTGACCTCTCTGGCTCTACTTCAGGGACAACCACATTGCAAGCAACTGCGGTGGCTGGTACTACCACCATCACACTTCCTGCGGCAACCGATACCTTGGTTGGTAAGGCAACGACAGATACCCTGACCAACAAGACGCTGACCAGCCCAACGCTAACTACCCCTGTTTTGGGTACACCTTCTAGCGGTACTCTGACAAACTGCACAGGCTTGCCTAACGCTGGTTTGGTGAACTCAAGTGTGACGATTGGTGGAACAGCGATTGCTTTGGGTGCATCTAGTTCTACGATTACTAATGACCTGTCTATCTCAGGACTCACAGTAGGCAAGGGCGCGAATGCTGTGGCTCGCAACACTGCGTTTGGCATTACGGCTTTGGCGGCGGCTACTGGCAACTTTAACACAGGAATTGGCAATCTAGCGTTATTGACAAATTCAACAGGCACTTCAAATACAGCGGTAGGTGATAGCGCACTAAGGCTGAACACAACAGGCGGCTCTAATACCGCTATTGGTCAAGGTGCAATTGAATCAAACACTACTGGGTCTGATAATGCGGCTATTGGAAAAGATGCTTTTTCCTCCAACACCACGGGGTCAAGCAATACGGCGTTAGGTAAAGGGGCGCTTGCCGCCAACACCACAGGTACTGAAAACACCGCTGTGGGTTATCACGCATTAGTTGCCAACACCACTGCTTCTTATAACACCGCAGTTGGTAGAAACGCTCTTGTTGCTTGCACAACAGGAACGCACAACACAGTTATTGGGCATAACTCAGGCGACACAATTACCACTGGTACAAAGAACACCATCTTGGGTCGCTACAACGGCAACCAAAATAGCCTAGACATTCGCACATCATCAAACTACATTGTGCTGTCTGACGGGGATGGGAATCCAAGGATTACTGTTGATAATGGTGGAAAAACAAGAATTGGTCATGTTTCTTCAACCCCCGACAGTCAAGTTTCTACAAGAAACTCAGGAAGACAAGCATATTTTTTTACAACAAGTGCAAGTAATGGACAAGATATTTGTAACATAGGAAATACTAATGGAGGTTATTCTTTTAACGCTTTTAGATTCTGGAACGGTGAAGTTGATTCTGGTTCTGTAGTTGGTACGATTTCTTGCACAACTGGTGCAACCGCTTACAACACTTCTTCTGACTATCGTTTAAAAAACACAATCTCTCCAATGACAGGTGCATTGGATAAAGTTACAAGGCTAAAACCCGTTACCTATAAATGGAATTTAGACAATAGTAGTAGTGAAGGCTTTATTGCTCATGAGTTGGCAGAGGTATGCCCTGATGCTGTAACGGGCGAAAAAGACGCAGTAGATGCTAATGGAAAACCTGTCTACCAAGGCATTGACACATCTTTCTTGGTAGCCACACTAACAGCCGCCATCCAAGAACTAAAAGCAGAGTTTGACGCATACAAAGCAACCCACCCTTAATAGGAGAAAACCATGACAGAAACTATCACCCCAACAGAAATTGCACAGCACTACAGTGCCGCAATGGACTCAGTTAACCTCATCAACGCTGGACAGCCAGAAGACATGACAGCAGAAGATTGGGCAGACTGCTTGGCTCGTAACAAAGAGCATCTAAAGATTATGCTTGCCAAAGACTACTGGACAACAGAAGACCTGACTCCATTAACTACAGCAAGCGCATGACCCCAGAACTGCAAAAGTACTATGAAGCCCGCTTTGACATGATGTCAGCAGACGGGTGGATAGACTTAATGGACGATATTGACACAATGATAAATTCGTTGAACAATATCAGTACAATCCCTGATGAAAAAAGCCTACAATTCAAAAAAGGTGAACTTTCTATCCTAACGTGGCTAAAAACCTTAAAACAGGTCAGCACACAAGCGTATGAGGAATTGAATGAAAAGAATTTATGAATTTGTCTGCGTAAGTGGACATCTCACCGAGAAACTTACTGATTATGAGACAGATGAAGTTCGGTGTTCAAGTTGCGGTGTGACAGCCAACCGCATCATAAGTGCTCCAAGCGTTAATTTGGAAGGGTGGTCTGGTCATTTTCCGTCTTCATGGATGAAATTTGAGAAGAAGCACACAGACAAATTAAAGCAAGAGCAAAAAGAGAACTCCTAAGCAGAAATGCCGAGTTTAATGTCCTAGAACCGATAACGGCAGGAAAAAGGAAGAATATGTTGATTGATAAAGAAGACGAGTCGCTAAGTGAGTTAGACATAGTTGAGGAACAAAATCAACTACC